GGGCCGGCGGTCCTGCCACCCCGGCGAGGTTCCTTCGGGGACCGAGCTCGGTGTGGCCCCACCCGGCCTTTCGGCCGGGGTGCTGGGCCGCACATCGGGTGACATCACCCCATAGGAGGTGCTGCCATGCCGAGCACGACCCACACCTTACGGCTGATGGCCGCCTTCCCACTGGTGTCCCACCGCTATCGGCTATTACTAGCCAAGGCAGTGGGCAGGTGGGTCCACGCCTCGGGCTTCGACTGGACTAAAGAGCGCGTTAGCGCTCTGGTCCAGTATCTCCTGAAGCTCCGAGCCGGGGAGAACCCCTGCAGACCCCCGTGGTGGTCCTCTCGGTATTTGAACTATGCCGAGAGGGTGGCCACCACGGCCTCCTTCGAGAAATTTCTCCAGCTCGTCCAGGCCTGGAGGACGGCTCTTACGGCCTACGGCCGTTTGAAGTCCGCGCCTTCCAGGAAGGACGTGGAGAAGTTCGAGAAGGCTGTGGGGACGGCTCGTATCCTTACGGTGCCTCTCGCCTCCGGGAGAGTAGTCGAGGTGGACACCGAAGATTGGAGATCCCGGTTTCCTTTCCGGGCCCACTTCGGCGTCTCACCTCGACAAGTGCTCCCAGAGGTTCGTCTCCACAGAGAGGTCTTCCCCAACAACCCGCTGTCCCTGAAGCTCACCACCGGGAAAGGGTATTATACCCCAACCGGTGAGGAGTTGTTCAGGGACGCCTGGTGGATCATGCAGGACCATGTCCTGCACCCACCTGGGACCATACCCGCCTATTGGCCCATGCTCCCGGTTCTGCCGGATTTCCGGCCAGAACCAGGGCGGGGCAGGGGGTATGGTGCGGTGCGTTGTCGGGTTCAGCCGGATGGGAAGGCGAGGTTTTACTTCGCTCCCCCGCGCTGGTTGCAGTTCCTGTTAGATCCTTGGGCGAAGGAGTTATACTCCCAGCTCAGGAGGATCCCGCAGGACTTTACGTACAACCAGGCGGCGGGAGCCGAATTAGTCGCTGAATGGCTGAGGTCAGGGAAGACCGTTTGGTCTTTCGACCTCAGTTCGGCGACTGACCTCTTCCCCCTACCGGTCACCCGGACGGTCTTGTGGTCCCTATCTTCAGATAGGAACAGACCGTGGGTGGACCTCTTCTGTTGGATTTCGAGGCTCCCGGCTCGGACGGCCTACCCTGGGGCCCGCTCAGAGGTGATAAAGTGGCGATGTGGGCAGCCCCTTGGGACTGTCCCATCATTCGCCGCCTTCGCCCTTAGCCACCATGCGGTGGTTAGGGCCCTCTGGGCTCGGCTAGGAGGCGACCCTAGGTCGGCTCCCTACTGTATTGTAGGGGATGACCTAGTCATCGCTGACCCGAAGTTGGCGGAGGCCTACCGAGATTTTTCCGCCCTCTTAGGGCTGGAGATCTCGGAGCCGAAGTCCCTCGCAGGGAGGCTGGGTGAGTTTGTGGGGAGGCTCATTGCCCCAGATGGTATAGGGTTC